GAAAGTAATGACCCATTTGGAGTTACGATATGACAGACAGAACAGACGCACAAAAACAACAATTAGAAGACGCTAGAGAGAAGGCTCGAGAAGTCAACAAGGGTAACAATTACTCTAGTAAACAAAATAGAATGTGGGGAAATATCGTCAGAAAACTTGCAGTGCAAGAAGATTACAAAAGACTGCATGAAGTTGCAAACGCATTATATGAGAAAGCTGCAGAAGGTGATATATCTGCAATTAAAGAATTAGGCGACAGATTAGACGGTAGAGTAGAACAAAAAGTATCAGGTGATTCTGATAGTCCAGTTATAGTTAAGGTAATAACTGGTATAGATGATGATTGATTTTTACACATATGTTCATTTCAACAAAAACAATAAACCCATATATGTAGGTAAGGGCAGAAAAGATAGAGCATATGCAAAACGTCAGTATGGTGAAGAATATACAGTAAAGATCATTGATAAAAACCTTACAGAGGATACTGCATTAGAGTTAGAAGAGTTTCTCATAGAACAAATAGGTTTAGATAACTTATATAATGTATTTAAACGAGGTCATAATCAAGTCGCAATCAAAATTGATTATAGACATAAATATCTTCGCAAACAAATTAATTCACTGCGAACAAAGATAGATATATTAAGATTTACTAAACAATGGTTTGCAGATGCAGTATCTGGAAATGATCTTGCATTACAAAGATTAATACAGTGGCTACCCAAACCACTATTGAGAAAAATCAAAGAGTTAGCTGATCAAACTCTGGCAGATAAAGGACTTAAAATTGTCAGAAGAAAAAGTTAGCACTGGTTATAAACCAAGAGAACACCAGAAACTAATTCACAAGGCGATTAAAGATCATCGTTTTACGGTCATAGTAGCTCACCGTAGATTTGGTAAAACAGTTAGTGCGATTAATCAATTAATACATAGTGCAGCTAAGTGTAAGAAAAAGAATCCAAGATACGCATACATTGCTCCATCATATACACAAGCAAAACGTATTGCATTTGATTATCTTAAAGAATACACAAGACCATTAGGTGCGATAGTGAATGTTGCAGAACTGAGAGTAGACTTTTTAGATGGACGAAGAATATCTTTATATGGTGCTGACAACATTGACAGTCTTCGTGGTATATATCTAGATGGTTGTTTTATAGATGAGATCGGAGATTGCAATCCATCACTATTTAGTGAGGTTATTAGACCTGCACTTGCAGACCGACAAGGATATTGTGCATTTATTGGTACACCAAAAGGTGCAAATCACTTCAAATCTCTTAGGGATCGTGCAGAACAAGGTGAAAACGGTTGGAAACTGTTAGAGTTTAAAGCATCAGAAACAGGCATACTACCAGAGACTGAATTACAGTCTGCATTTGTAGAGATGGGAGCTGATAAATACAATCAAGAGTTTGAGTGCAACTTTAGTGCAGCTGTAGAAGGTTCATACTACGGTCAGATAATGAATGATCTTACTGAACAGAACAGAATAACAGATATACCATACGATGGTCTTGCAAAGACATTTTGTGCATGGGATTTAGGTATGGGAGATTCTACTGCAATCTGGGTATGTCAGACAGTAGGTAAAGAAATTAGATTAATCGACTTTGAAGAAAATCATGGTGTTGGTCTTGATTACTATGTTAAGTGGTTGCAAGACAATGGTTACCATCATGCAGAACAACTATTACCTCATGATGTAGAGGTTAGAGAGTTAGGAACAGGAAGGTCTCGTAAAGAGATGTTGATGGAGTCTGGATTAAACATCAGAGTCATTCCTAGACTTGGTATAGACGATGGTATACAAGCAGTAAGAAGAATATTACCTCGTTGTTGGTTTGATATAAAAACAAAACAGGGAATAGATGCACTACGCAACTATAGACGTGAATACGATGAGAAACGTGACGTATTCTACAATAAACCTGTACACGATTGGTGTTCACACGCATCTGATTCATTTAGGTATCTTGCATTAGGACTAGATGAAGGTAGTGATGAGTGGAATAAACCTTTAGAGATAAACAATTCATGGGTAGTTTAAATGGCAGATGACAATAAATTAAAGAGTATTCTAGATTCTGAAATAGATGACGCAATTGGTTATTTAGAGACAGAAACTACAGACGAAAGACAAAAAGCACTCGAATATTATCTTCGTGAGCCTTATGGTAACGAAGTTGAGGGCAAGTCTTCAATCGTTACTGGTGAAGTAGCAGAAGTAGTAGACGGCGCATTACCTCAGCTTATGAGAGTATTTACCAGTTCTGACGATGCAGTTATATTTGAACCAGTAAGTCAAGGCGATGAAGAAAAAGCAGAACAAGCAACACAATATGTAAACCATATCTTCTATAAAGACAACAATGGTTTTGAAATTATGCATGATTGGTTTAAAGATGCTATTTTACAAAAAGTTGGTATCGTTAAAGCATATTGGGAAGATAAAACTGACGTTACAACAGAAAAGTATTACGGTTTAAATGATGATGAACTTGCAATGGTTATGCAAGATCCAGAAGTAGAAGTTGTAGAGCAAGACACAACAATTGTTCAAGAAGCGCAGTTTGACCCAATGACAGGTATGCAAGTATCACCTGCAATGTCTGCACATGATATTAAAGTAAAGAGAACAGAGAATAATGGCAAGGTAGTTATAGAGAATGTACCTCCAGAAGAGTTTTTAATTTCTAAACGAGCAAGAACGATTGCAGACTCGCCTTTTATTGCACATCGTAAAATGGTGACTCGTGGTGAACTTATTGCAATGGGTTACGATGAAGACACAGTATATTCTTTACCTACAGGCGATGCACTAGAGTTTAGTCCAGAAAGAATTGCAAGATATACTAGAGGCGAACAACCTCATGATATGGATTCTGATGATGAATCTATGCAGTTAGTTGAATACTATGAATGTTACATTAAGACTGATTACGATGATGACGGTATTCCAGAGATGCGTAGAGTGTGTTACGCAGGTACAGAAATTTTAGATAACGAAGAGTGTGACTATGTACCATTTCATTCTATTTGTCCTATACCTATTCCTCATAAATTTTATGGTCATTCTCTAGCAGATCGTGCAATGGACTTGCAGTTAATCAAGTCTACAATCACTAGACAGATGTTAGACAACTTATACCTTACTAACAACTATAGAGTAGGTGCAGTAGAAGGACAAGTAAACCTAGATGATCTATTAACATCTACAGCAGGTGGTGTGGTTCGTATGAAGAACCCAAATGCAATTGTACCTATGACAGTACAAAGTAATGCAGCTCAATCATTCCCAATGTTGCAATACTTAGACGAAGTACAAGCAAAACGTAGTGGTGTTAGTGATGCAATGAATGGGTTAAATCCAGATATTTTACAAAACGTCACTGCAACTGCAGTTAGTGCAATGCAATCTGCATCACAAGGTAAAATAGAGTTAATTGCTCGTATCTTTGCAGATACAGGTATATCTAGTTTATTTAAAGGTATCTTACAACTCGTGTGTAAGTATCAACAAAAAGAACGCATCATTCGTATTAATAACAAATACGTACCATTTGACCCAAGAGAATGGTCACATGAATACAATATATCAGTTAATGTAGGTTTAGGTACAGGTTCTAAACAAGAGCAACTTGCAACAATGCAAATGATTCTTGAAAAACAAGAACAATTACTTACAACATATGGTCTTGGTAATCCATTAGTTAATCTTAAACAGTACAGAGATACGTTAGCTAAGTTTGTACAGATGGCAGGATTCAAAGATGACAGTCAGTTCCTCATGGAAGTTACTGAAGAACAAGCTCAAATGTTAGCACAACAACAAGCACAATCACAACAATCCGATCCTAATACACAAACTGCACAAATACTTGCACAAGTAGAACGTGAAAAAGCAGAACTTAGAGCGCAAACAGAAATGGCTAAATTACAATTAGATCGTGAAACAATGCAGTTAGAAAACCAACGTAAAGCGTTAGAGTTACAACAAAAAGAAGTACAACAGACTGCAGACCTTGCATTAAAAGAGTTAAAGATTAGATTAGATGCAGATAATGACGATAAGAAAACTAAAACAGATCAAACTAAAATGATTATGGACGCATTGGAAAAGATTAACAACATTGCAAGTAGAGGAATGCAGTAATGTTAATTAACTTGGGATTACAAAAGAAAGCACCTAATATTGTAGTTGCTCCTCAATCTACAGTTGATAAAGATGTTATTTTAGGGTTAATTCCAAGTGAATATGACGGTTTAAAACAAGTTAGAAATACTGATTATTACTATGGTAACAATCGTATGTATGAACCATACACAATTACCTCTAGTCCTTCACCGTATGGTGGATATTATGGAGCAGGAAAAGGTGGAGGTTCTAATCGTGCAGAAGGTACTGTAGAGGTAGGTAATCAAGCATTTAGACCAGTAGATGTAGATGTTACTGGATTTAGTAAAAACAAAGTTGGTGAAGAAGATAGTAAAATATACGAATACACACCATCTATGGCATATATTTATGCAAACACACCTAGACCTACACCAGTACAAACACCTAATGTTGCATCTTTTTTATCAACTCCTATTGCAACAAACACTCCAACAGGAAACTATGGTGCAGGGAGATTTTTAGGAGGTAATGGATTACTAGCATTTGACTTTGGTCTACCTAGTGGCAAATCTGCAAATGAATAAAGAAGAAATAATAAAAAGTATTCTAGAAACACCAGAATTTCAAGACGTAATCAACGAGTTAAGAGACAGTCAACTTAACGGTATTAGATACTCTATACCATCTGATAAAGATGCTAGAGAAATTCTTTATGTAAGATTACAAGTCTTAGACGAAATCATGAACTATCTTGAATCTATTGCAAAAGGCAAAGATATTAGAGATAAAGCATGGACGATATTATAGACTTTTCTATAATGGTAACCTCTGCCTAAGAGGAACATTAAGGAAACACAATGAGTGAAGAAACCATGACTCCCCAAGAGGGAAGTGGAGAACTAACTGTAAGAGATGCAGCTACTGCGTTTGAAGGCATCTTATCAGCAGGTGAGGACTCCAATGAGCAACCAGAAACTGTTGACCAAGAGGTTGAAGAAACAGTAGAGGAAGAAGTAGAAGATTCTGATGATGCAGAGGCTCCAGAAGATGATACAGAACTCCAAGATGAAGGTGATGAAGAAACCGAAGACAATGAAGAGGAACTTGAAGAAGAAACTCAACGCTTTACAGTAAAAGCTGCAGGCGAAGAAAAAGAAGTCACCCTCGAAGAATTGATGCAAGGTTATCAACTTGGTGCAGATTATACTAAAAAGACTCAAGAAGTCGCAGAGCAACGCAAAGCTGTAGAAGCAGAACGTCAAGCGATACAAGAGGCAAAACAAGTTAGGGATACTTATGCTCAGCGGTTAAATGCAATGGAGCAATTCTTGATTTCAACTCAAGATAGACCAGAAGATTTAGCCGCAATGAAGGAAAACGACCCAATAGGATATGCAGTTAAAGTCGCAGAATTAACTGAGAAAAAAGAACAGTTGCAAAAAGTTCGTTTTGAACAACAACGCATTGCACAACAGCAACAAGCGGAGTATCAACAACAACTTCAGCAACGCACTCAGTCAGAAGCGCAAAAACTTTCACAAGTCCTACCAGAGTTTTCAGACCCAACCAAAGGCGAACAACTCCGAAGTGAGATTCGTAACTACGGTAAAAGTGTAGGTTTTTCAGATGAAGAGTTATCAAGCGTATACGACTCTCGTCATGTATTAATGCTACACAAAGCGATGCAATACGATAAACTTCAAAAATCTAAACCTGCAGTAAACAAAAAGGTTGCACAAGCACCCAAGATGGTTAAGTCAGGTACAAAGATAACAGAAGGTAATCGTGATACTCGCAAAAAACAAATGAATAAGCTTAAGCAAACTGGCAAAGTCAGGGACGCTGCGGCTCTTTTTGAAAACTTTATATAATAAGGAAGTGAATTAATCATGGCAACATATAAACAGTATGACGCAGTAGGATCTCGTGAAGATCTATCTGACGTTATTTATAACATTTCTCCAACCGATACACCATTTATGTCATCTGTGGGTAAAACCAAAGCTACTGCAGTTCTTCATGAATGGCAAGTGGACTCTTTAGCATCAGCAAACGGTTCTAACGCAGCTGTTGAAGGCGCAGACGCTACATCTGCAACACTATCACCGACTGTCCGTCGTGGTAACAGAACTCAAATCTCACAAAAAACTATCCAAATCTCTGGCACATTAGAGTCAGTTGATAAGGCTGGTCGTAAGTCTGAAAAAGCATATCAATTAAGTAAAGCATCTGCTGAACTTAAACGAGATATGGAAAAAATCCTTTTATCAAACCAAGTTGCAGCTGCAGGTACAGGTGGCGGTTCACCAACTGCAAGAACTTTAGGTGGTTTACAAGCTTGGTTAAACACTAACGTATCTTTAGGTACATCTGGTGTTGCAGGTTCTGCAGGTACTACAGCTAAAGTTGACGGTACTAACCGTGCATTTGCTGAAGCACAATTAAAAGAAGTTGTTCGTGAAGCTTACACAGCAGGTGGTAACCCATCAGTTGTTATGTTATCTCCTGCTAAAAAACAAGAGTTCTCTGCATTTGCAGGTATCGCAGAACAAAGATATATGGCTCCTGCAAACAAACAATCTACTATCGTAGGTGCGGCTGACATTTATCTAAGTGACTTCGGTACATTATCTGTTGTTCCTAACAGATTTATGACTGCAGAAGCAGACTCAGGTGAAGTAGCATTTGTATTAGATCCAGAATATGCAGCTATTGCATACTTACGTCCATTCCAAACTAACGAATTGGCGAAGGCTGGTGACTCAGAGAAGACACAACTTTTAGTTGAATACACACTAGAAGTTAAAAACGAAGCGGCTCATGGCTTAATCGGTGACTTAACATAAGGATATTGACCCTCTTCGGAGGGTCTTCCTTTTTAGGATTGTTATGGCAAAACTATTAAACAAAGACGAATTTAAAACACAAGTTGCACACAATACAGATGATGGTGGAATTATTATTGCAACAGAACAAGACGTAACAGACATTATTGAACAAAACAAAATAGAATATAACGCAACCAATGGTCGATGGAAAGAAGATGTTTTATCAAATAAGATTGCATCAATTCCGTTGACTGTAATAGACACATTAAATAAAAAAGGAATCATGAAGGGATTTGATGTTATTGATCAAAAGAAATTCCGAGCATGGTTGAATGACCCAGACAACAGATTCTTTAGGACAAGACAAGGTAGAGTATAATGGCATTTACTAGCTATAGTGCATTAAAGACAAAGATAGCAGAA